GGTTATGATTCTCAATTCAACTGGAGCATCCGATATAGCATTAATTACAAATGTCTGATATGAATATCCTCCCGCTATCTGTGGGAATGAATAAGACTCAACCGTTAGATTAGTAACGCCCATATTATTAAGCCACCAAGATATTACACCTTTGCTCACTGGAGCGTCTAACCATTGCTTTAATAGCTTAACCGTATCTTTTGGATGCACTCCATTTTTACCAGTTATTATGCCATTAATGGTGATTTTCATATCATCCTTTCCGATATATTCTTTTACAGAACCGTCCCTACCTTGTATTTCTGTACGTACAATTCTGATAGGTTGGTCAACTGTTATTATAACAGTATTCAATGCAAGTAATACCCTATTTGTTGCCGTTTGCTGAGTAGCATTATTGGGCAAAGTTATAGTCCTACCCGTAAGATTATCGGTATAAGAACAACCCATAAATGATAAATCAGAATATACCGCCGTTCCTAATTGAGATATTCCAATAGGATCATCGGGTGCATAGTTTCTAATGATACCCGATTGACCTTCGTATGGATTGCGTTCTTGCTGTTCGTTGGTTTCGGGCTGTATTCTCCCCGAATAAGGGTTATTTATATCATACGGGGCTTGTGGCAAATCAATATTTAGCTTGCCCGCTATCTTGCTTGCCTGCTCCATAGCTTTAGCATTCACTATTTTCACATTCTGAAAAAGTGCCGACTGTCTTAGCAAATCAACCTCATCGCCCGTCTGTTGTGGTAATATAAATTCCGACATTATATATCTGCTGTTATAGATGAATCATTCACTGCCTGTAATATCGTATTAGCGACTATCTCGCGCACTTTATTGCTACCCTCTGTAATATTGGTCGTATTTATTTTAAACGTCTCTATTAGCTTGTTTATGCTGATATTGATAACAATGGATTTTGTGCCTGTCGCTTTCTTTGCGCTTGTATCATCTGTTGTAGCCAATGTTGCCCCGGCGCCTACTTTTGGTTTTTCGCCTGTTTTAGCGGTTGCTCCCGCTTTAAATGCCGATTGGTCAAATTTCTTACCGCCTTCATCCCATCCCTCAACTGCTGCCATTGCAACCTTTTGAAATCCGCTTTTAGTGGCATCCGCCATCTCTGCAAGTCCCGCAGATATTTTAGACCGATCCATGTGGAATATGCCATTGAATACCGTAAGCAAACCGCCCGCAGTTCCTTTTACAATATTCACAAAAGCTAAAAATCCATGAGCCAAAGCATATATGCCTTGTTTAAATACCCTTACTTTAGTAGATGCAAATGCTATGGCAGTCATAAACCATCCCACAGGTCCGAGTAACAAACCTAAACCTGCAACAGCTACGGTTAAATTATCGGTTTCTTTATGAAGCCAATAGAATGCACCGATAAGCGCACCCGCCGCCACTACAACAAGCCCGATAGGGTTAGCGTCCATTGCTATATTCAAATCCCACATTGCAACAGATAAAAAACTTGTGTCAGTAGCCGCCGCCACTGCCGCTATATCTTGCGCCCAAAGCAATGCGTTCATGGCAGTGCTATATGCTATGCTTGCTTGTACGCCTATATTATACAACGTCCATCCTGCAACAATCGCACCGACACCGATTGCAACATCCTTAACCGTGTCTTTATTGTCCTTAATCCAGTGTGCAAGGTCTTTTAAATGAGATACTCCATCTTTAAGACTACCCGCAAACCATTCTAACGCGGGTTTAAGCACTATCAGTGTTTCCATTGCCAATTCACCCACCGCACCCTTTACGCTACCCATCATGACTTTATATTTGCCCAATGGGTCTGCATCAAACATATTAGCCGCTACGCCTTCGTATCCGCTTGTTTTTATCAATTCCATCATCTCTTTTTGGGCCGCCACAAGTCCATTTGTGTGCTGTACTTGCACTATTCTTGCCTTCTCTTGCTCAGTTAATATAACGCCATAGCGTTGTAGCTTTTGTAAGCCTTCTTCGGGATTTGATAAGGCTTTACCATACATGATAGCCGTTTCTGTCAAACCGTGATTGGTTTGCTTTGCAATATCGGCTACTTGCCCCATTGATTGCTCAAATGTATCTTTTGTGATAGATGGGAATGTGAGCATTTGAGATTGCATATCCCTAATTTCTGCGGTACTAATGCCTGTTGTTTCACGAAGTTTCTTACCCCAGTCCTCAATCATTTTCATGTTAATACCCGCCTTATTTCCTGTGCTTTCTAAGTTAGCCTCAACCTTTGCAGTATTTTGCTCTAACTGATGAAAACTCTCAACCGCTTCATGTATAAAACTAGCACCTTCAAATATCGCAAACCCTACTCCGAGCGTAGCCAATGTACCTTTGATTGTCTCCATAGTGCCATTAAGACGCTCCGCCGATTCGTTAGCCTCGTTCAATTTCCCGGAAAGCATATCTTTCAAGGTTAGCGTATATTCTACATTTTCTGCCATTATTTATCCCATTGATTAGTTTTCTGCAATGCGTATCTCAAACGACCTATATATTTAGCAAGCGTATCATCGCTTAATGTGTCAGGATCAACTTTAAAATGATATTGAACTAGGCACATCCATTGAGTTATGTCATCACATTCCTCATGGATAGCATAGTCAACTATTTTTTTTTAAACTGATTGATTGATAAAGTGACCATATCAAATGCTACTTTACAAGCACCGATATAATATTTATCGTTATCAGGATTCTCATCCCAAATGCGTTTATCGCTTTCCTCTTTAATCAGAAAATAATCTACTATTTCCTGAGAGGCGCTAAATGGATTAACCATTGATTTATCCATGACAGCAAGTTTAGCCTGTCTTGATGGTTCTTTCATGTATCCAACAATTGGCTCTGAATCTATTGCCTCACGAAATACAATAGGATGTACTTTGACTTTATGAATAGCCGTCAACTGGTCGGCTTTATCATTGATCTGCTGATTAAATAACGTTTCTTTTTCTTCTTTGCTAAGTTCTACTGTTGTTGTTGCTTCTTCTGACATATGTTGTTATTATTTGGTACAAATTTAAAAGAAAAAAGCGGGTTTTATCCCGCTTTCCCCTTCTTATTTTTCAATCTTAGTCTTTGTGATTGATACCCGCTATTTTCAACGGCAATTCAATCATTATCTTTGTGTCTCCCTGACCTACTGTAAATGGATCTTCAAGGAACTCACAAGATAGTAATACATCAGTTGATGCTGTTACTCTTGAACCTCCGAAAGACACTTGTATATCAAAGAAAGGTATTGCCAGTGGGTCACGATTTGGAGCCGCCGCTATGATATTATTCCACTCGTCTTTATAGAGTGTTATCTTAGCGTCATACTCTTTATTTCCGTAACCCCTAGATATTGGCTCAACACCAAATCCGTAGTTATCATCTTTCTTTTGTTTAGCCTTGTACTCTATCTTCGTGATACCCACAACAGGCACACCGAAAAGCACTAGAGATACATTCGACCAACTATAATTTACTCCGTTTATTAATGCCATTGTGTTTAACTTATTGCTGTTACGAATCCGATATTAACTTGTATAGCTTCTGCTACTCCGATAGGGAGTAATTGAACGGCTACTATTACCTTGCCAGTTGACAACACATCCTGATTAGGGTCTATGCTTGTTTTAAAAGCAGACAATTCAGTATCTCTTACCATTTGAGTAAGGTTTACATCTGCCAATGATTCCAAATATGCTACGGTTGTAGCTTTCATAGTCCCATCAGAGTTTAGCGTTATAGGACTACCAAGCGCAGGGAGCATTGAACTATAAATACCGCGTATCGCCTTATCTATTGTTCTATTGTTCTCTATTCTTGAATAGTCTGATGTGTTCGCTATTGCCGTGTAGCTGTGATTGAAATATGCACCCGATATACCTACTCTTGTTGTCAGGAATATGTATTTAAGGTTGTCAATCGCATCTATTTGATTTTGGCTGAGTGAACTTATGAGCGTACCGTTTGCAAGTGCAGGTGTATCGCATTCAGTGCCATCGCTGATATTGAATTTCCCTATCCATTCGATAGATTCATTCACCGCAGAAAATGCTACTGCACCAAGACATGCCCCTAGTGTAGTGATAGATTTGCCAGTACCCGCATACAAGAACGCACCAAGCGCACCGCCATCCTGAGATACTACAACACTCACCTTGTTAGCGGTAAGCGTATTCAAATCGGTAAGTGTTGTAAAATCAGATGTACCACTCAAATCAGCCGCGTATATAACCGACAATGGTTTATGATTTGCGTCACAGTAAGTTGTTATTTGATTCTGTATCGCCGTGAGGTCTGAACTTGAATAGGTAGATTCATATCCTTTCAAAATACCAATCTGTCTGATACTGCCACTGGCACTATTCTGAACTGTGGTGATCTCTGTCCATGTGTATGGGCTAGGCACTGCAAAAAATCCTATATACAGTTTGCCTTTAGGTTGCAATCTGAAAAACTCTGAAATATGATAGTGCCAAACAGCTTGTTTAGATGCCACACCCGATACAGTTGCCTGAGTAAGCGTTCCCGCAAAACCAGTTCCGCTATTGAATGTCACCGATACAGGCGTTCCGCTATTCGGAAATATACCTTGTGACTTTGGCAGTGTTATAGTAAGCGTTGCAGTAGCAAAAGAAGCTGTACAACCGTGATTGTATGTCCCTGCATTTATAA